TCCCTTCGAGCCTCCTGCCTGACATCGGACGACATACCGTTTGTGCCGTTTGTCCCAAAGAGAGTACAGGTGTGGTTGCGGCAGTTGGGGGAGGTGGACGTGAAGCGCGTGCTTGCCTTTACTAGGTTTGCACGTGCTCTCCCGAAGCCTACCTTCAAGGCCACATCTCATGCTCTCTTGGCACACGCCCTTAATATTTCCGAACCCACCCCATGTCCTCTCTGGTCGCAGAGAGGCATTGAGGATTACGTGGTTGGTAAGTTCGGGAATAAACTGAGAAAGTGTAAATGGTCGCACGCGCCTGGCTCCAAGAACGCTGTTAAGGAGTGTTCCGGGTCTAAAGGTGGCTACGATGGTTGGTTGCGTGAAGTTCTGAGGGCATTTTATATGTCCGACCCGCCTCGCGGGTTCGTTGAACAGATTCTTCATGCAGCCTCCCTCGTAGGCCAGTTTCCCGGAAAGGCCTCCCTCGTTAACAGGCTGCTCCAAGTGGTGAGAGGACAGTCGGCCCCACCTACACTTATCAGAGGCTACACTCGTAGCTTCTGTACTTTGTTGGCGGCGGGGTTGTTTGAGCACATGAACTGGTCGGAACGGCCAGTTCATGTCTCCACACCAGTGTCGGAGCAGGGAGCGAAAGTGCGTGTCATTACCGTCCCACCGGGACCAGTCTTCACAGCAGGGTCGATCGTCCGGACTGCTGTCTTTCCTGTCCTTCGTAAGTTGGACACCCGTATTTCTGATTTCACCACCAGAATACGGGATGACAGGAAAGTCAGCGGCTTTCCGGATGCCCTGAGGACTCCAGCGGAGAGTTGGCTCTCTGCGGACCTGACAAAGGCGACAGACGGTTTCTCTCACGAAGCGATCAGGTCGGTTCTTGCCGGCCTCACTCGCGCAGGTCTTCCTGCCGAGTGGGTCTCTGCCGCATCCAGTTCTCTGGGTGTGGGTGAGACTGTTCACTACGTGAGATACCAGAAGTCTGCCTTTTGTCCTGAAGACTGGACTAAGGTGGTAGTGACGGTAATGGGGTCATGGAGCGTGGGCGCTGGTTCGCACCGCAGTGGTTCTCGCTGCGACGCGTGGCGCGTGTGCTCTGTAAAGTTGAGCGTGCTAAGGCCCGTAGGCTTAGGAGACCGCCGGAGCTTCCTGCTCCTCTTGGCGGGCTCGGCCACCCTTCTAAAAGGGTTGCCGACGTACCTAGGCCTCTTCGCGCTCGACTTTATGCCCTTCTTTTCGAAGGACATGACCCGACCAAAT